GTATTGCAGGTTGAGCCACTTCTCCAGCAAGACCTCTCATACCTTGTGATCTATCCGTAGATGCTCGTATTTGTGCCTCTATTTTTGCAGCATCTTCTCCAGGACCACCAGTTGCTTTACCTTTAAATTGCGTATAATACTTATCATAACGTTTCTTAGCCTCAGCATAAGATATTTTTCTCATTCCTTCCCAAGCAATACTACTTCCAGCTTTTTTATAATCAGATTCTGTCATTTGTCTGTTGACATTTATACCAATGGCAGTAGAAAATGCTAAAGCCATCTTATCTTGGTTTTCTGGACTATAAAGATCTGTAGGTTTTAATCCAGCAGATCTCATAGCACTCATCATTGTTTCAGGTATAAATTGATATCTTCCCATAGCATGAGAATCTGCGCCATATCTAATAGTTCTACCTCCAAATCTTTGTGGAAGTTTACCAGTCATTATCGGAGATTTCTCACCCATATCATAAACTTCTTGTATGGTCATCTGAGTCAATTCTGGTATTTGTTGACCACCAACAATTGTGTTGTAAGTTCCTGCTTCTGTTGAACCAACAGTGGCTAAGAATGCTTTTTGTTCTGGAGTATCTCCAGAGATTTGACTTGGATCTACTGTACCACCAGGACCTGCAGGACTTCCACCAGGACTTCCACCAGGTTGATCTGTGGTTTTTTTTCCTGCAGAGGGCGCTGATGGTGCGGATGGCGCAGATTTTGGTGCTTGGAATCCTTGTAATGCTCTATCAAAACGATTCAGAACTTCTATGAATCGATCCAATAGAGGCGTAGGAATGGACGAAGTAACTCCAGTAGTATCTGGTTGAACATCTCCACCGACATCCATCATTCCACTTACTACTTTACTACCTAAAGCTCCAGCACCTGCAACAGCAGCTCCCATACCTAACATCTTTAATGCACCACCACCTCTAGGTAATGTTCTTCTTAAAGGACCACCAGGCACATTAACATCCAGATTTAATCCCCCAGGTCCACTGGAAGCTGTTGGTAAATTAGATAATTGATTTACAATTTTAATAATAGTAGTTCTAATTAATGCAGCAATTCTAAAAGTTTCGGAGAATACATTTTGTAGAGCTTGTAAATTATCTCCAAGACGTTTAATATTTTTTCTGTTACCTAAAAATTGAATATATCCTATTGCTTCTTTATAAAGAGATAAAAAGTTCTGTAATATTTTATTAGGTGGACTTGAACTTATTTCTTGAATTTTATTTCGATATTCACCAAGTTGAGATATAAACTTATTTTGAATAACTTGTTGTATACTTTGATTGACTGACTGCAGTTTATTTTCTACGTTAGAAAGTATACTTGTAGATAATGTATTAATGATTGATCCTAGGTCTGGGGCTTTAGGAGCAACCGCTGCATTACCTTTTTGGAATCCTACAATTTTATTAGCAGCAGAGGCAACAATTGATGTACCTAGTGTTTGACCACCAGATATAAAATTCATCGCACCAGACAGGGTTGCAGGTCTTTCTGCAACTGCTACTCCTGGATTGATTGCTGGTTTAATTGCCACGATTTGCCGCCTTCTTAGCTTTTTCGTTTTCCTCTTCAATATGTTGTCTCAGTAGAGCGAGGTAAATATCTCTCTCCCAGGGAATTAAATTTTCAATTTCAATCAAAGAATATTTATGGAACTGCATAAGAGCAAAGTTGATTCTATAATATGACTCCAACTCCATGTGAGCCATACTTAGCCGAAAAAACTTGTTAAACCTTCCAACGTTACAGTACTTTTAGCTTTTGTTTTTGGATTCGTCACTTCAAAAGTATGAGATAATTTAGGCATCGTTTCAAAAAATTTTTCAATCTTCTTAAATTGATCCGTATTCATACTTTCAATGAATTCAATTAACTCCTTTTTAGTACAATCTGAAGATGCCCAAGATTCATCTTTAGTAAAGATGGATTCAATACATGAAGAAATAATATCAAAAGACTTTTCAATAGTTGATAACGATTCTTGAGAAGAAAAGTCAAAATTATTTTTTATAAATTGATTTAATGAAGGATACTTCATTTTAATAACAATTTGATCATCAATTTTGATTTCTGTAGTATGATTTGAATCTTTCTGTATCTTAATTTCATCTACAAATATTTTTACAGGCACTTCGGTTTCGCCATCATCAGAACAAGTAACAATAAGTTCAATTGATTCCGATACAGATTTTGCTCTAATATTCAAGAAGATATATTCGATATCAAAGGAGGGGAGATCCTCTACTTTAATTCCTTTTGTTAAGATACAATCCTTAAGTACAGATTTAATTGCAAGAGTAATTTCTTTTACATCTTGACTTTCTAAAGCCAAAATTAAAATTTTTTCTTCTTTTACAAGAAATGGTCTATAATTTATAGTCTTTCCTGAAGAAGGCAACTCGAGCTGATAAGTTGGAGTAACAATCTTGGGTAATGGCATGAGTAATTATATAATCAATTAAATTTATTTATTGTAGTTTTGGAGATTAATTTTTCTCGGTGCGAACGTTTACACTAGAAGTTAATTCATTAAAAAGTAGGACTTGGTGTGCTAGCTGTATTAAAAACTATGTTGGGAACAGATAATAAAGATACTTGAGAATTATTGTTAGTTTGTTGTGCAAATTGAGTATCTGAAGTGGATCCTCTGCCTTGATGATTTAAAATTACATATCTTTCATATGTAAAATTTACTGTTGTTTTTGTAATCGTACTTCCTTCATATGTAATAGGAAGTGCTGTTAATTGTGTAGGAAATGCATTAATAAAATAATAGGTCAACATTGATGGTGTTCTCTGAACTTGACCTACGTTATTAACATAAACATCTCTTTCAAACTTTGTTATAGCAAGAGGTCTTTTGTATGTATTTGGATATCTAAATCTTAAAACTTCCCAGGCATTATCAACACTAGTTACATATCCAGATGGATTTCCAGTCGGTCTCCTTCCTCTTCTATCGTATAATGGATTGATGAAGTTGATCCACTCTTCAAATAGACGAATAATTCCATATTCCGCATCAACATAAAACGTCATTGATATATCAGGAAAATCTCTTTTATTTGGAAACTTTTCAGTTATACCTTGTTTAGATCCATATTCTTCTGTAAATCCTAAACTTGTTCCAGGTAAAGAAGTTTCATTACACATAAATTCATAACGTAATGAATTTAAGTTTGCATTGTTACCATTAAAAAGATTTGATCCTAACACACCCGATGTGACTAACCACGCATTTATATCTGTATCGGAATTTCTTCCAAGTACAGTATCTCCGAAAAAAAGTGATATTTTGAATTGACTAGTTACTGATAGTTCGCCAAATAAATCTTGGACACTAGGTAATGTACCTCTTCCATCATTTGTTCCTCTTGGAAGAGTCATTCTAGTGTAGATTGGATCTACTCTGAATCTGTTTGAAGGGTAATCTGGCCTAAATCTTTCAGGCATCTATAAATATTTTTTAAGGATCTATTGTATGTATATGAGTTATAAGGGAAAATACAGTCCAGAAAACCCTAGAAAATATAAAGGTGATCCGACAAATATTGTATATCGTTCTTTATGGGAACGCAAATTTATGAGGTATTGTGATTTAAATGAAAATGTAAATCAGTGGCAGTCTGAAGAATTCTGGATTCCTTATAAAAATCCATTAGATAATAAAGTTCATAGATATTTTCCAGATTTCTTTGTAAAATATAAAGATAAAAGTGGAAATACACGAACAGTGGTAATAGAAATTAAACCCAAAAAAGAATTACAAATGCCGGAACAAACTCCAAGAAAAAAAACAAAAGCATGGGCTTATAAAGTGCAGACTTGGATAAAAAATCAAGCAAAGTGGAAAGCTGCAAAAGAATTCTGTGCTGATCGTAATTATGAATTCCGAATCATGACTGAGGAGGATTTAGGAGTATGAAAGATATACCATATGAAAAGGGTAAAGGTATTGGTGACGCTATCTTAAAAGAAGCAGGGAAGAAGAATCGTAGCGGTGACTGGTATACTGGAAAACTTAGACAAGCATTAAACGAATTTCAAGAAAAAGATGCGGACTTGCAAGATACTGGAGGAATAGAAGTAGGGAGATTATACTTTTTTACATACGGTGCAAATAGTCCAAAACTATCATTCTTTGATAGACAACCCCTTGCATACATTACAGAAATTAACTATAGTAAAAACTATTTTATTGGAATCAATTTACATTATGCAAATAGACAAATTAGAGACGGCCTTGCAAAAAGCCTAATAAATAAGTCAGATACTGTAGGTGTGCCTCGTAATACTATTCATCGTTACTTTTTTTCTGGAGTTGGTGGAGGATTTTTAAAAGTCCCAGAAAAAGATTGGCCCTCCGTTGCAGTATTACCCACTGAAAAATTTGTTGATATGAGAGGCCAACCTTTCCCCAACCACAAAGCCTGGAGTAAATCTTAAGTGGCATTCAGAACATTAGGCACGAATAATACCAACAATGTATTTCTTACTCAAGGAGGAGTCAATTACATCCTTCAGTATAATTCTGTTAATGGAAATGCTCAAATTATTCAACAAAATGCCCCACCAGGGACTCAACCCATTTATCAAAACGGGACATGGAATGCCAGTGCTACACAAATAGGATTAACTGCAGCACAACAAAATGCATTTCATTCTCAAGCTCAACAAAGCGTTTATTCCGCATTTCAACAGGCTGGAGGCACGCCTGGTGGAGCAGTTGTAGGTCCATGGGCATTACCACAAAATAGAAATCAACCACCAGGGCAAACGTCATCAAATCCTGTTGCAAATCCAACTTCACCAAATAGCGGAACGGGTGATGCATTAGGCGCTGTTAATTCATTTCTTCAAGGTCTCACTAATCTTCCTCAACTTGCGGATCAATTCGCTTCAAACGGAACGGCTTTTGCTGGCGCAGGTAATGATGCACAATTATTTGGTACTACAATGTTATATCCAATAGATATGAACATTGAACAACAAGATACTTTACAAATAACAGCATTTCGTTATAGATCTTCAAGAGGTTCAAGTCTTTTTGGTGGATTATCCGAGGCAGGGAATATATTAACTAATGGATTTCAAACTCAATCAAATTTTACCATTCAACAAAGAGTAGGATTAGTAATACTTCCCATGCCCAATAAAGTTGCGGATTCCAATAATGTAAGTTGGGGTGAAGATACAATGAATAATCTTTCCGCAGCAGCTACTGCAGCAGTTCTTGGTGATCTTCCTGGTTATGCTGGTGCTGCTTTGGGAGGAGAAGCAGCTAAACTGCTAGGGGGTGTTGGCAACGGAGCTCAAAGCGGCGTTTTCATCAAATCAATTGCTGATTTGATTCGTTCTGGTGGAGGGAGTGCTGAGTTAAGCACATTACTAGGAACTTCTCTTGCTTCACGATTTTTAAAAGCCGGAGGATATGGGGTAGAAACTGAATCTATTCTTGCAAGAGGGGTCGGAATTATTCCGAATTCTAACATGGAACTATTATTCAAAGGTCCTACACTTAGAACATTTACGTTTACTTACAAATTAAGTCCTAGAGAACCTGCGGAAGCATCTAGAGTTAGAAGGATTATAAGATTCTTTAAACAAAGTATGGCTCCTAAAAAAATAACTGCGACAGGTGGAGCTGCTGGACAGGCTTCTTTCTTCTTAGGAACTCCAAACATTTTTAGATTGGAATACAAAACAACCGCTGATCGTAATACACAAAGTTTATCTGGCGGAGGCCAACACATACGAGGCGTAAATAGATTCAAAACTTGTGCATTATCTAGTTTTTCTTGTGATTACACTCCAGATGGATTTTGGGCTGCTTATCAAGCTGGCCAACCAATATCTACGACAATGAGTATGACATTTAATGAACTTGAGCCCATTTACGATACCGATTATCAAGATGGAAATATTTTCTCATCTAGAAATGATCTACAACCAATTGATTCGGAATCAGTAGGATATTAAAATGTCATACTTTAGAGAACTGCCTAATATACAATTTAATAACAGAACAAAAAACGAAGTTTCAAATGATGAAGTAACTATTGTTAAAAATTTATTTAAACGTGCAAAAATTAGAGAAGATTTTTTACAGGTCGCAACTGCATTTGAATATTATGTGATAACTGAGAATGAAAGACCGGATCAAATAGCTGAAAAAGTTTATGGAGATCCAGAACTTGATTGGGTAATTTTATTGGCAAATGATATTTTGAATTTACAAGATGAATGGCCTTTGAGTCTTGATTCATTTTACAAATATATGATTGATAAATATGAATCTGAAGAAAAATTTACCGATATTCATCATTATGAAACTTTATCGGTGGTTGATGGTTTTGGTAGATCAATTCTTCCGGAAGGATTATTAGTTGATAAAGCATTTTTTGATGCTCCAGAATTTGAAAGTTTAGATCAATTGCCTCCAGGTATTACATTTCCACCCATTATGCTTGCTGGAACTCAAGCGGTATTACTTCCAGTTGTGGGAGTCGGATTTAGTATAGCCTCAGTTTTTATTGCAGAACCAGGTTTAGGATATTATAGTAAACCAAACGTCTTTTTAAGTTCTCCTCCAGTAACTGCAAATGCTTCTGTAAGTTGTGTAACAACAAATTTTAGAGTGACATCTTTCGTTGGGTTAGTTAGTGGACAAGGTTATAATAATAATCCAATCGTTACCTTCAGTAATCCACCAACATCCACTCAGGCCACAGCAATATCTCAGTTAGGCACAGGAATATTTTCTAATAAAGTAATTGGCATATCAAGTTTAGCCGGCGGTGTAGGATATGGTTTGACTGCTCCGACAATTCAATTTCAATTTCCTCCTAATGTT